TCAATGGTTTGGATAAACCCACTGATTTTCAAAAACAGTGGGTCTTTTTGTGCATAGGCGAATGGCAGCAATAACTTATCTTTAATAACCGCAACAAAATACTCCACATCCATTTCCAAATCGGCAGACAACGACACACATGGATCGGTATAAACAAAATCGTAGATACGGTAATCAGAAACCGTTTGTTTGAATATCGTGAGCATGCGCTCTATAGGCGTTGCATTTTGCGGCAACGTAAATTTTCTCTTCAGTAAATACTCCTGTCGAAAATCGAAATAGAAATGCAAGGCAGACTTTATATCTTCAAATACCAGCCCGAGCGGTTTTCCGCTTTCTTCAGTGTCTGTTTCGGCCTCTTTAGCTGCAACAGCCCACTCTTCGGCTAGTTTTGTTATATTTTCTACAAATATTTTTAGTTCTCCAACTATATTGATAAGTCGCTTACTTTGAGAAACAGTTTCATTAAGATTATCGACAAACCTGCAAACAACTGTTTCACTCTGTTTTTTATCACCTTTTTCTATGGTTTCGCTGAGACGGCGTAAAGCACGGTCGAGCATTAAGACACGACCGTCAAATTCTTCGTCATAATAAACAGAGTCATTTTGTACTCCAGGTACTCCAGATGGGGTATTACCCGATTTAACTTTACTATCGGGCAATACAATATTCCCCGGCATATTTTGAATATTAATTATCGTTTGATTGCCGATGTTGGCACGATTATCTACATTTCCCATACTATTTTCACTCATAGATTTATGTCTCCGTTCATCGTTTCTATAGAGATGAACTTCTGATTCTGAACTGTCCCATAATTGTTGACGGTAATACGTTTCGGGTCTGTACTGTCAGATGTTGTCACAGGTAACAGCGAATGTCCTCGGGAATCTGACGATTGATCAGGGGCTGGCAATTCGTCAGCTGAAGCCATATTTTCTACAGGCTCGCTACGAAAGTTCACTTTAATATCACGGGTTATGCTCGCACCGTTTGGACCAATAAAAGTCCACTTCCCTCGACGTTCCTCCGGGGCTTTATGCCATCTATTGTAAGTTTCTATACCTACAGTGTTTTCTTTCCTATTAATAAGAATATAATGCCAGATTCCCAGTAAAAAAGCTGGAAGGCATACTTCCTTTACCTCAAACAAATCTGTTTTTGTTAAAAATTGTCCATTTTCACAACTGTAGAACTGCTCTTCCCCTCCGATGCTTTCATCAGCAGCAATTAGTTCAATCAGTGCTTTTACGAGCCGCACATCTTTGCCGACGGCTGTTCCTACTTCTATGAAAGTATCTACAAAATCGGACATATTTGTGAGTGCAGCTTGATAGTCGTTCTTTACGAGTTTGTCGAAATAATCTATCATTGCTGGTTCATCAAACGGGAAATAAGTCCCTCTCGATATTTTGCATTTTATATAATTCGAGGTATTTGTATCAAAAGTATCTTTATTAGGTTTTTTAAAGTCAGGGTTAATAACCCGAATCAACCCGCTAAGCACTTCGGGATTAGAAAGGCCGTCTCGCTCGCTGACAATATGTCCACGGGCGCTTGTGCGCTGTTTTAGGGCTTGCAGTACCAGAGATAAGAACGTCCCGCCACAAAGCCGCGGATAATCATTTTTCATAAATTATGCCTCCCTTGAAACTTGTTAACCTTATTGACTTTATTAACCGTAACAACGATTGCCCCATAACTTTGTGGACTATTAGGTAGCTCCTGTGGGAGATCGCAGGGGGCTTTTTTTATTCCTTCAAACCGATGGATTTGGTGCATTAAAGCTTAAAAGCAATTCATACCAATTCCCACTAAATCATTGTATCACGCACTTTCCTGGAAATCAATGCCATAAGTGTGCCCTATATATTAAGCCATACAATTTCCTCCCTGCGATTGCTCACTCATTTCAAATCACAGGAGGAAATTAAATGCCAATCAATGACAATCATCAGACAACCACTCAGCGTTACATCGAAATCGATGGACAGCAAATCCCCGTAACAGAAGAAGTCTACCGGGCGTATAAACGCCCGGCATGGGCTGAACACAAGCGCAAGGAACGTGAAAAACGCTGCCGTGACGAAAACGGCAACCGCTGCACCGGCGACTGCAGCAAGTGCGACAAACAGCGGACAGGCAGTGTATTATCCCTGGACAAGTTCACCGAGGATGGCCTTGAGGTAGCCGATACCGTTGACATTGCCGAACTAGTTGCGGACAAGCTGCTCCTCGAAGAGCTTTATGCCGCTTTAGATGAACTCGATCCGGACAACCGCAGGATCATGGAACTTTTCAGCGTCGGCAAGTCAGAGCGGGAAATTGCCAGCGATATCGGCCTTTCTCAGAAAGCCATTAATAAAAGGAAAACAAAACTGTTCGCCCAGTTGCGGGAGCGTCTCAAAGACTTTATCTGATCTTACAATCACACCCTCTGGTGTCCTACGGATATCAGAGGGCATCACCATCAAGGAAAATTCTAAAACGAGTACTCAACTTTCCAACTTCTGTCCTGTGGATGGTGAGGGAAGAAAAGCACCCCTCGGAACGGAGGTTCAAAAATGGAAAAACAAGCGCAACAAACCGACACCGAAATCCGCGACCGTGAGATGGATGAGGAATTGGCGGATGTCCTCACGGCAATCAGTGTGGTGTCAAAACGCCTTGCCCGGAAGCTAACGATGCTTTCACGGCAGGACAGAAAAAGGGCGGAAGGAGGAAACTCGGATGAGCAAGATGAGTGAACTTTCTCTTGTGGTTACTGAGCTAAAGCGCTGCGGCGAAGCGCTTATCAGTATATCGGAGTCGCTTGCTGACTTGTTTAGCGGTAACGGTGATGCCCATACTACGGATCAGCCGGAAGCGGAAGTCCCTGCATCGGATGAAAAGCCAATCAGCCTTGAAGCGGTCAGAGCTGTTCTTGCAGAAAAGAGCCGGGCCGGTCACACCGCCAAAGTTCGGGACCTACTGGAAAAGCACGGCGCTGCGAAGTTGTCGGAAATCGATCCCGCGGAATATCCGGCACTGCTTGCGGAAGCTGAGGTGCTGGGAAATGAGTAAACAGAAGGTCAATTGTACCGTAGACACAAGAGAAGCTGGCCTGGGCCACGCTCTCCTTTCCGCTTCCTCCTCTCACAGGTGGCTGAACTGTCCTCCTTCCGCTAGGCTCTGCGAGAATTATGAGGACAAGGGCAGCGAATATGCCGCTGAAGGAAGGTCGGCCCATATGCTCTGCGAGTACAAGCTGAAGGTCGCACTCGGTATCCGTGCCAAAGACCCCACCGCTGACCTTTCTTTCTACAACGCGGAGATGGAGGACTGCGCCAACGGCTATGCCGCCTATATCCTCGAACTGGTTGAAATGGCCAAACAAAGCTGTGCCGACCCGGTTGTTCTTATCGAACAGCGGCTCGACTTTTCCAAATACGTTGAGGGCGGCTTCGGTACCGGCGACTGTTTAGTTATCGCGGACGGTACACTCCACATCGTGGATTATAAACACGGACAAGGAGTACTGGTAGAAGCAGAGGATAACCCGCAAATGAAGCTGTATGCACTGGGAGCTTTGGAGATTTTCGATGGTATCTACGACATCGATACGGTTTCCATGACCATCTACCAACCCAGGCGCGATAACGTGTCCATCTACACGGTATTCAAGGAATCCTTGTACCAATGGGCTGAGGAAATTTTAAAGCCAACTGCCGAACTCGCTTACGCCGGGGACGGAGAATTCAATTGCGGCGAATGGTGCCTATTCTGCAAAGTGAAGCACGAGTGCCGTGCCAGAGCCGAACGCAACCTGGAACTCTCCCGATATGACTTCAAGCTTCCTCCTCTGCTGGAGGACGATGAGGTTGAAAATATCCTCGGAAAAATTGACGGCCTGATTTCGTGGGCATCGGACATCAAGGACTACGCTCTGCAGGCTGCCCTCGGAGGCAAGCAATGGAACGGGTGGAAGCTGGTCGAAGGCCGCTCCAACCGCAGATACACCGACGAGGCTGCAGTGGCTGATGCAGTCAGCGCGGCTGGATTTGACCCCTACGAACGCAAAGTCCTGGGTATCACCGCCATGACCTCTCTTCTAGGTAAAAAACGTTTTGAAGAAGTACTAGGAAGTTATATTGAAAAACCGCCAGGCAAACCAACACTTGTTCCTAATACAGACAAGCGTCCTAGAATTCAAACTGCTGATGATGATTTCTCAGAGGTTACTGTATGAGGAAACTTCCAATAACTAAAGGGCATTTCACAATTGTAGATGACGATGACTTTGAAAGAGTTTGCATATTCCGTTGGTGCTATTACGGCGATGGATATGCAGCTAGAGGTTATCGCGAAAATGGGAAAGTCCGCATAGTAAGATTACACCATATGATCATAGGCAATCCAAGGCCGGGCTTTCTGGTTGACCATATCAATGGCAATAGGCTGG